GCATTTAAAGAAGAAAAATAATGTGAATCACTGGCTAGTGTTTTTGAATTGGCTAGTCGAATGATTAAAAAGATATTTAAGTAAATGGCCCAGATCATAGATTCGGATGAAAATATGTCTATTCTGGTGGGCAAAGATAGAAAGTTGGAGGGGATGGACTATTGGAAGAGAGTATTTGACAAATCAGGTTGTTATCTTAATCATGTACCTTCCTGATGGAGAGCTATTGATCAAATACTTTACTAAAAGTTTCGAAGGTGCATACAGTATGATGCTAATATTGGAGAGAGTAGAATAGGAAATAAATTTCCTACTTGCTAGGGTGGTTCACGGCCATGAGTCAAGATATTGTTTATCTATATCGATGGTGCACAAAGGCAAGCCTAAGAATAAGCCTGTCTGTGTTTCATCAGCGAATGACACATGGATGTCAACGACACCAGCAATGTAGGTTGCGTGAGGACTATTGTAGATATAAATAAGAAGGCCAGGGTTGTAGAAAAGATTGGACTGGGTTTTGACGATAGACATGTCGCGGTTGTTGGCAAGCATTTGAGTGGCAGAGTTCGCAATGAAGGGAATCTCAAACTCAGCTACTTGGTTGGGAGAGAAATATGCACGAGGCAGATTTCCCCTGGATTTGTGAGGTGCGAAATAGTGAGCGACGGCAGCGTTGACTGCAGGGAACTGGAGAACTCCAGGACCCGAAGGTGCGTACGTTACATAGCCGCGGGCATCAGGCATGCCCCTTACACTTACCTTAAAGCATAGTGGACCACGGAAAAGACGGTGATGAGCCGTGAAGTCCGCAATCGCGCTATACAAGTAATTGCTTGGGGGAGCCCAGATGTCCACTGCTGGTTGTAACACAAGGACGATCGGATCGACTCCTGCGGTCTGCCCCTCGGAGATGGAAGGTGGCAATGGAAGAGATGTAAGCGGCGTGTAACGCTTAGCCAACTCTTGCATATTGTCATACTTCTCCGAGAAGTGTGGCGTACCGTTGTCACCAGTTGTTGCGTTCGTTGGAGCCAGGGGAAAAGAGTCTTGGAGAGCGGGACACTGATTAAGAAGAAAAGGAGTACCGGATTTTTCCCGGGGAACGGCCTTAGTCTTGCGACTAGGACCGCTCGCAACTGGACAGATAGAAAGATTGGTGTACGAAGGGTATGAAAGTTCGAAATCTGGGGCTGCATAGCGGAAGATATTGATATCAACGGCTGGCACTATTGTTGAAGTAGCGCGCAACGCAGCAGACACTCGAAGGGCGAGTGTGCCAGAAAAGTAATCTTGAAAACGTTCGGCGTCATCGGAAGTGGTGTCGGAGAGCTTTTGGCCCGACCAACATCTCTTCCATGGCGTGTCGGAGAGGAAAGGGACAGTGTACGAAGAGCAGTTAACTCCGTTGCGCACTGCGATGGAAGCGGCGTATTGGGACATGCCTGCGGCATAGTCCGTTGGGGCTGAGGATTGGTTGGGATGGAAAGTGAGGTCCAACCGTCCTTCGTGGAACTGGGAGCTTACAACGTCAATGACGTAGCAGAAACCTCCTCGCCAATGGTGGTAACCACGGGCGAAGTAGTCAATGCTATCCATGGCGAATTGGGTTCCCGGGTGTCCTTCGAAGAGCGAGTAGGGGCCCACTGGCCATGAGTAGAGGATTGTGCCTGGTGGGCTGTCAATCTTCCAGGAGAGGGTGGTGACGTAGTTGAGTTTCTCCTTTACGTAATGAGCAATGGACATGATCGAATCTGATCCAATGTGCTCGTTATCGCAAAGTTGTTGCTCTTTGGGATAAGCCTGCAGCTTTTCCACATAGTCAGCACCCACAACGGGAGACAGATAGCTCATGTCCTTGCGCACCACGAGGTCCGGTGGTACGGGGATTTGAGGCTTGTCCAGCAACGAGAGAACGTCACCAACCAAATTGAGAGGCGTTGTTAGTGCATCAAGAGGGCCGGCTTTCTCGCGTGGTACGATGTCCCAGTCCTTTCCGAGTGAAAGTTTGATGAGGTTTTTGAGCATGGAGAGTGAAGAACCACCTGGGCGCGGTATCTTGAATTCGGAGCCTTCGATTTGAACGAAAGCCTTGACTTCGACGAATGTCGGAGAGCCAACGACGGCCTGGAGCTGATTGAAAACGTAGATTTCAACCTGCCCAAGACTATCATTGTCAAGCAGATTTAGCCATCCCTTAGGATGGGTAAAAGTGATGTCAAGGATTGCGTTCGAACCGTTGGCTGGGTCCAAGACGACGTGCTGCAAGAGGATTTGGTTGTTGATATTGGTAGTAGGAAAAATAGAATCTTTAGGGCGGCATGAAGGGAGAAAGCAAGCGAGCAATCTTCCTTGGTAAAAACGGGAAGCGGTGAGTTGTAGGTAAAGGCGGATGCGTTGGCAACGCCAGTATTCGAAGCGTGTGAATGGTACGGATACGATATCCTGTTGTAGTAGATCGGTCACTATGTCGTAACGTCTAAGCTGGGTTCCGGGGGCGTCGGTCAGCCCCCATTGGATGGTGTCAACGAGATTTTGTCTCGATAACATCTTGTCCAAGTCCCAAGCTACGTCGTTCATGTGAGACTCGGCGCGGGCAGACTGCATAACAGTCTTACCCGTTTCGAGGACAGCTACATCAGGAGTCGACTGTTCGACCAAGGTCACACCTTGCCCCTGGATAGGGGCATACTGGGTGCTATCTAGTTGTGAAGTGGAAGCAGAGGCGGTTGATGTAGGCGATGTAGTAGAAGGTAGAGTTACGGGAGAAGTGGTGGTTTGAGAAGTTTCAGTTGTTGGCAAAGACATGGTAGTGATATTGCTTGGCATACTAACACTGCCCGACTGTTCGATAGGTCGGGGCTCGGTGAGTACGCTTCGTAATATGTCACGATTGTAATCGGAAATAGAGAAACCGAAATCGTTTCCCCAGGGTGTGAGACACCCTGTGGAAAAGAATTCAGAGAAGAGTTCAGAGTAGGTCAGGTAGGAATCGGGGTGGAGAGAGAAGAGTTGAGAGCGAAGTTTATCGAATTTAGCTTTTCCATGGAAGAAGTATGATCTTAAAACACAATTGGCATTTATGACGGCAGCCTGCTCAGGCTGTGGGGCGTCACGAATCCAATTGAGAGTTTCAAGGCACGCATCTTCTTCCATTACGGGGACATATCGTCCATTCAGGGTTGCTATTCCGTTCTTTAGGAAGGAGCAATCGAGTATGGGCTTATGTAGAACGAATTTGGATACGTCTTTGGAGGCGCATCCATATTCGATTCCCCATTGTGAGAGGAAAGAAGAAATGCTGCCAGCATTGAAGGTGGACAGCAATTCAGGACTTACAGAGACAACGTTGTCGTCTCCGTATATCTTTGTTCTCACGTTCTTGCGGTAATGGAAGATGGAAGCTATAGGTCTAGGAACAATATTTAGCCAAGAGAGGCGTAGATATGCCTCGCCAACTACGGTGTTGAACACCACAGTGAGCGGTGAACCGGAGGGGTTGCCCCCTACGAGTTCGTAGACGTGATCGAAAAAGATGTGGAGAGAATGAGAGTCGGATTGAACGAGTGTGGAGCGTAGAAGAGAGTAGTCATCGTCATAGTAAGCATTGGCCATGTTGGCCACGATGCTCATGAGTTGGATAGGCAGGGAGCCATCGTAGGCAGTGTAGTCGCCATCGAAGCCCTGGTCACTTACTGTCAGTAAGTGACGGACCATTATATCCCACTCCTGAGAAGCGCGGTTGATACCAACGCTACTATAACCTTGATTGTGTGAGCGGTAGAAATGTTCGATGAAAGATAGGAAATATTTACGGACGAGCATAGTGTGATAGAGTGAAGCAGCGGAAATGAGACGCGTCTTACCAGCCAAAGCCTTGGCAGTAATACGACGTTCATCTTTCATGAAGTCTAAGTACGGTAAATCGGGGATTTCTCCCTTACTAAACGTGTACTCATACTCCACGAGTTGTTGGTGGATATCGGGGCGGAGAGTGTAGGCTCCAACCTCGCCCCTGAAGCATTGTTTTTTAGACAATCCTTGGAGGGCGAAGGGGAAGCCAGGGCTGGTTGAGAAGTCGAGAGAGTCATGGACTCCCGCAATTCCGTTTATTACCTCATCCCATTGTAAGACACGTTTTGTGGAGGTGGACTTCCACATAAACATGTCTTCAACAAGGGAGTCGGAAACCACTTTGACCTGTTGAGGGTCAAAGGGTGGGGTGGTCTTGTATTTTCGTATACCATATCGGTACACGTCAAAGTAAGAACCATCCGGTTGACGGAGTCGCGGGTCGCGGAGCGAAAGAATTGAAGGAATGGTTGTGTGTTCCTTAATCTTGTCGAAGAAGATGGATGGACGGATTGTAGTGCGGGTCGGGAGATAGAGTGGTTTGGAAGTACTGGCATAGATGAAGTGAGGTATGCCAGCCTTTTCCTTGGCTAAATGTTCTCCCATCATTGGGCCAAATTGGGCGGAGCGAACGGCAGTGGAAAAGTGAGAAAGAGCTTCTTCCACCATTTGTCGTGTGACGATCTGAAAATAGGAGTCGGCGTTTAAACCGGCTACTAAAATCCCAGATATAAGTCCAGTGTTGGTAAGTATGGCGGGGGAACCACACGTACCAGCCTTGGAAGTGTATCTGGCAGTGAAGGTGTCGTGCAAGGTGCGTAACTGAATACGCCCCTGCATGTCGGCCTCCAACTGTTGTTTCATGGCGTCACGCTTAATGGTGGTCGAATGGAGAGTGTAGGTATGATCATTGTAGAAGACGGGAAGATCGATGTCGTGATTTGTTAGATCACTGCCACCGGTCCAGAAATGCTGAAGAATAGAACGACGGAGGCGAGAAGGAGAAGAGAAATTGTAAAAACATATATCGGTGTCGACGGAAGTGTCGTAGTACAAAGATGAAAGCCCAAATGAGAACTTTTCAGTGTTCTTAGTGATGGGATCCACGAGAAGAATAGGAGTGCCATCTGAGACGAAGAGATTGTCAGTGGCGTCGGTGTTATGGAAGATATGGCGATTGGCGAGGATGGTCGTGCCACCAACAAAAAGGGCAGTGGTGGCGCGATCTCCTATTTGAATCTTTACGGTATTACGATTGAGCATTGGCACCACCTCATAGGAAGCTTTTTCCTTAGGGCGTGGTGCATGGAATCTGGCTGTGTTGGTGGTGCCAGATAGCTCTCGCTTGTAATTTGGATCATAAGGCGTAACCTTAGGATCCAACTTACCAGCGCAGAGCTCGTCGTACCATACAGAGTCAAAGAGGACTTCTGAATCGGCGTATCCTCCATCATCGGGGTAGGAGGGAGAAAGGTAATATTTACGAAGCATGTGAATGAGGCCAAACAAGAGAGCGAAAGAAGTAGTAATAGAAATTAAATCAAGAATATGAGTGTAAAAAGAAGAAGCATAAGTATTATAAAAATTGATTATGGATTGGAGCCATGGAGAGTTGCAAAAGGGCTTGCGTTCAACTGCAATGATGGTTGCAGCATGACGACGAGCATCGTAAGCAGCAGTGACGTTGATGTCACCGGCTTTCTCTGTTGCAATTTTTCCAAGGCGATTCCATAAATCTTTGACGGCGGCCGCATGGCGATCGGTCTTGGTTACGTTTGCACGATAGACAAGAACTTCCCATTTAGCGACGTATGCAGAAAAACATTCAACAACGAGGTCCTGAGCCTCAACAAAAGAAAGTTCACGATGTGAGGTGCGAGTGATGTGCTTGAAGACTTGATTATTAGCGCCAGTGGGACGACGAGCGTCGGCCTTTTCAAGTGAAAAATGAACATTCTTACGACGATTGATTGCATCGGCGGATTGAAGAGAAACGGGATTGAAAACGTGCATATTAGAAAGAAGAATGACAAAACGTGGAGCGATAGGTTGGCCTTTGATGCCAATGTTGCTATTGTCAAGAGATGCCTGATTTGGTGTGAATTCGGCAATGGATACTAATCGGACTAGTTCCATGAGATCTGTCTCATCTCTTGATTGGTTGAAATCATCGTAGAGAACGATTTCAACGTCAGACGGACAGCCTGACCAGTATTCCTGTGAGGAATCACGTGTGTAAGCCTTGGCTCGGATCTGGGCGGTGGTCAAGTCGGGGTAAAGCGGGGACAGCAATTCTGGCCACGTTTCACTCTTTCCTGATCCAGCACCACCTGTGATCCAAAGACAAAAAGGCTCATAAACGCGATGCTTAGGAGTTATTGGCATACTGATCAGTTTTTCCATCTGATTGACGAAAGAAGTGATGTTCGGAGAGTACAATCTGTTATCGACACAGAAGGTTCGGAGCTCCCTGATTGATGCTCTTGCAGCATCCCTCTCAGCGGAGAGGGTGATGCAAGTTGACATTTCAGGAGGCAAGGCTGCAAAAGCGGTGCAGCGTGTGAAAGCGCGATGGAAAGGTGAATCAAGACGAGCAATTTGGCGTTGAATGTAAAGCTTATCATCAAAAGGAAGAAAGTAAGTGGCAATAAAATCAGGTAACAAATTAACAAGAAAACGAAGAAGGGAAAATAAATTCCGGCATGAGGCGGCACAAGTATTAAAAATCATGAGTAAAGGCTTGATACCTTGAACCTTGCCGAAAAGAGAATAAAGAAAAGTCAAATCAAGAGATTTCTCCCTGGGAATGGTTTTGCCAGGAAGAAGGGAAGCGAGGATGGTAGGAAGAATGGGAAGCATAATGTTGATAATGCAAGTGTGTTCAGAAAAGAACTCTGAAAGTTTGCCCTTGGGCAATGAATCCGCGATGAGTCGCGAAATGCTGTTATGAGTGTTTGCGGACAGCAACCGTGCGAGAGCGGCAAGGGAAAGTGCTAGACGAGGAGGAGAAAGCATTTCAGAGGGAGAAAAAAGAGAAGAAAGAATATCAAGTAAAGTGAGAGCAACAACTTCGGGTTGAGCTGCATAGGCGTCTTTAAGCCGGCCAATGAAGGCAAGCAAATTGACGGCCCATTTGAAGCGTTTGACAAAAAGACTAACAAGCTTGTCAGTCATCTTGTCAACCCTAGTCATAACGACGGTAGTGAAGAAATCCTTGATAGGAGCAACAATGGAGTCAAGAAAAGTAAAAAAAGGTTGCAGAAAAGTATGATGCTCGGAGGAAGGAGCAGCAAGTAGGCGTCGGACGTCTTCAGTGGATGGTGTAGCGGTAAAAGGAGGTATCGGTAGAGAGTCATCATATTCAATAGGAGTTATGAATCCATCACCTGATCGTTCCTCAGCCACAGCGGCGGCAGAGGAAGAATTACTCAAGCTATTCAAAAAATGGCGTCTTTGATTAGTATGAGCGTTGGCGTAGGATGTTGGCTTCGGCTTGAATGTCTTGATAGCTGGCATAGGCAGCGGCTTATGGTCAGCACCACACAAACAGAAAATGTCGGTAGAAAAGTCATCGTTGTTGGCGTAAGAATAGCGATAGAAAGTGAATTTGCAACGATGACAAGAGCGCACAGAACAATTACAATTGCGTTTAACGGAAACGCAAAGACTGTTACAGAAAGCACAACTCAGCGGAGTTGGGTTTTCTGTAAGCTCCTCTCGGGCGTGGTCGCAGGAAACATCATAGTATTCTATGTTGTTTCCCTTGATGACGGGTGTGAGGACGTTGAAGCGGCGAGTGTGAGAACAGAAACGATGACGAGTGTATTCGCGTAGGCGGTCGGAAGAAGAAAGTTTGGTGGATGGAAGTAGGCATGGAGCGATGTTGGAATGAGGGCGTGCGCGAGAGATATAGCCTTCACGGTCGTGCTCTTTACGAGCACGTTTGGCAATACGGGCAGCAACTGCAGCGGCAGTTGGTGCGGTCTTAGCAGCGTAGGCTTGCATGTCCTTTTCAAGTTGATCACGAGATTGTTCCAGAATTTTGTTCTGGACTTTGCGTTGTTGAGCGCGGGTCTCGCGAGTCTCGGCGATGTCAGCGCCTAACTCGAAGTCACCTACAGGGCGGTTGGTTTCCTTGAAACCACGGCCTTGATAGGCGGGATCATTCTCTGAAGCGTAGATGTAAGCTTCAGCAGAAGATCGCTCATGAGGATGCAATGGAACTCTAGCCCAAGGTTCACGAACAGCAGGTTCATTCTCGTCGACTGGTGCAGGATGGAAAGCGAAAGGAAAATCAAGGGCGGAAATGAAATCATCAAACTCGACGGGAGATGTGGAAGCAGAAAGAGGAGGAGCGATTTGATTGTAGATACGGTTTAGAAAATGTTGGCAGGAATCATGACGGTAGTTGAAAGATGGAGAAAAGAGGGCGGGAACGGCGGGTAAGGGACAAATGTGCATCCAGTGTCCGCAAGGACACTGAACTTGCATTTCACAAAAAATGGGAGAGACGAAGAAACGAATAGAGCGGCCAGTTTGAATGGCCCAAAACTTATTGTGGAAGCAGTGGTCGCAGTATGGTGTCAGATAGTGTCGGATGTCATACTGTTTATGAGCATGTGAATTTGTGCAGCATTCACATCGCTCCCAGATGTCAATTGGAGGATGAAATCGTTGGTCAAGAGTAGGTTTACGGATGGCGCATGGAAGAATGTGGAGTGTAGCAGGATCGTAGGGGAGAAGGCAAGAAGGAAAAGTATCGTAGTAAGGATTGACAACAAGGACGTAGGGAAGAAGGGATAGGCCGTAGAAATTGGTGACAAATTCATCACGAAAGGTTCGTACTGAATCTGGTTTGAGAAGATCGGAATTCCAGCAGTTGGTAGCAAAACGAAGGGCTGGGTTGAGTGGCGTATGTTCGGAAACGTAGATGTGCAAATCGGAGGGAAAACGGTTCAAATTTGTATCAACTCCTGGATAGGAGGTGAGGCAAAGGTCAAGTGGAAATCGGGTCGGGCGTAGATAGTAAAACATCTTGCGGGAGATGTGGATGAACTTGAGGAGTTCAATAGACGAACGAATAGCGAAACGAGGACTGTGCAACCTAACAGATCGGTGACCACCATTGGCAGAAGCCAAGTGTGGATCAATATCATCATGTTGCAATGCAGAAGGGTGCAGGGACAGGAACCTCTGGTCCGTAAACAAGTCCTCGGTTGTGAGGAGAGCATACGTAGTTGCGTTAGCGTCGTAGCGAAGGAGCGGGTTTCGCTCAGTCGAACAATGGGTATATTCAAAAAAAATGGGGTTTACAGAAGGAGCAGTCATGTTTGGTGAACTCACGAGGGACGTGTAATTAGTAGCAATTAAGGTAACTAATCACACGCCGCTCATGAGGTGTCTCGGAAATCCGGAAAGATGAGAAGAAGGAGTAGATAAAAGAATCGGGAAAAGAGCGAGCGAGGGAATCAAAATGAGAGTGTGGAGAATCTAGAAAAGCGAAGCAATTCTTTGAGTATACGGGTGCGGGTAGAGGGTTTTAAAAGACTAGATGTATCGGAATACATGTTCCAATGATCTCCGGAGAGATCAAAAGAAACTATACAGCGATGAGGCTGTA